GCTGTTTTCATCTTTACCGGTGATGGAGTTAACTCACTTGCTGTTGGTCAGTATCTGTATGTTGATTCTGGAATATATAAAGGATATCACAAGGTAACAGAACTTCTTTTTTCAAATTGGTATAAGACAGAAACTCTTTACACAGATACTCAGTATGGTGGTAATCTAACTTTCATTCAAGATAAGGTATTCACCATTTATTCTGGATATGATACCGGCCCATTGGCAAGTTTACTTCCTTATACTTTGATAGCTACATTCAAACCAGAACCAAATATAGATGGTCAGTTAGTGGTGAATATCTCTGGATATATCAACAAGATATTTGATGTGATCAATTCCACCAAGACAACAACAATAGGTGCTAATGAAGTATTCTACAATCTATTCAATAAGATAAAAATATTCATTGATGATGTTTATCTTTCAGAGCATATGGTTATGAATTCTGCAATCACATCTCTTGAATTGAATATGAATTATGTAGATACCGGTAGAGAGTTGAATGGTGGTAACTTAGGTAATCATTATTTATCTTGTGGAGTATCTGGTCAGTTGATGATCAGTGGTGGTTATGTAATATTGAGTTCAAATTATATTGATGGAATTAATCAAGTTGCTCCACCAACATTCGATCCAACAGATTTCAATACTTCAAATTTTGTAACAGGTTAAAAAAAATTTATGGCAACAATTAAAAGCAAAGCACAACTGTATTCTGACTCCGCAGGTTTACCCAATCCAATAACCAGAGTTGCATTAGTAGCACATCTTGATAACATGGTAGCATCCTATGAGAATATCATCCAGGAATATACAACGGTCCAGAGAAATGCATTAACTCCGTTTGAAGGTCAGAAGATTTATAACACTACATCCAACAGATTGGAATATTATTCTGCATCAATGTGGTTGCCATGTTCACAGAAAGAAACAGTTGCAGTGGATTGTTCTGCTAATCCTAACTATCAAGAAGGATTGGTTGGTGATCAATACATAGTTTCTGTTGCAGGGTTCATTGGTGGTGGAGCAGGTAAATCAGTTTATGTTGGTGATCTTGTTTACTGCATATCACCAAACGCAGGTGGAACAGAAGCAGGTGTAGGAACATCATGGGCAGTATGCAGATCAAATTCAGCAACAGATGCTCCAACATTATACGCAGAAATAAGCTTGAGTTCAGCAGAATTATTGAATCTATTTACTACACCAAAAACAATCGTATCTGCTCCAGGTTCTGGAAAGATTGTTCTTCCGTTAGCTTATGTAGTTAACTTCATATATGGTTCAATTGCTTATGCTACAAACACATCATTGAGATCAAGGAATCCTACAGGAACAACTGTGAGTTTGTTTAATATCAATGCAGGATCATCTTCTATTACCAAGTTAGATGGTGGATCAATCACTGCTATTGAGAATGAGAAGTTAGAAATCTTTGTCAATGCCGGTAATCCAACAGCAGGTGATTCCACAATGACAGTGGGAGTTTATTACAAAGTTCATACATTGTAACATGGCAACAGAAATAAAAAATGTTTTGGTTTGTGATAGCGATCAGTCAATATATTTTGATCTATCACCATTCTACTTTTCATGGTGGGCAGAAGTATCTGGATCATTACCGGCAGGAGTAACTGAATTGCAGGATGCTATAACATTATCAACTGTAGGATTCTTCATTGATTACTCAGCACTTGCATCTGGAATAAACACAGTTACCATTGAAGGATTTGAACAGGATGCATCTGGTGATTCATTAGGATTATTCACATTGGTATTTGAGAAGAGTTCATGCACAACGGAAGTTGAAGTATGTTGTGCAACTGATTATGTTTCATTAGCATGGCTATCATTAGAAGGTGGAATAAAACAGTGGGTATTTCCAGGTGTAAGGGAATTCAATGTAAAGGTAGGAGATGCAAATACTTTCAAGAACAGTTCTTACCAGGTGCAATATTCAGAAAGAAAAAATGTTTTCAATGCTAAAAGAGTTAGTAGTGATTTCATTACTCAAGAACAGGTGGATTATCTGGATGATCTGAGATACACTATCCAAGCATGGGAATTAAATGAAGATGCATCTGTAGTTACTCCAATTCTTTTAGACAATGAATCCTTTAGAAAATACTGATCAAGAGAAAAGTTTTTTGATGTGAGCATTCAATATTCCATTGCTCAACAAGTGATGGTCCAAACACAGTAAGATGGTTGAACTGTATATTAATAATTCTTTATGCGATCTTACCGGAAGCGAAAGCATCTCTGTTGATTATACTGCATGCGATATCACCAAGATTGGAACCTATGGTGGTGCAAGATCATATACCTTCAGCATTCCTAAAACAAACAGGAATAAACAGGTATTGCAGAATCCAGAGATCATAAACAATGCAAGTAGTATTCCTTATTCACGTTTACCATGTTTGGTTCTTGTTGATGGTGTAGATGTTCAAATCAGATTTTGTGAGATTGAATCTGCCGGTGAAACATATTCAGTTAGGGTGTATGGTGCTAACTCTGATTTATTTGCAGTGCTCAAGGATTTAACTTTATGGGATTTGGATTTGTCCATGTATGATCACTTCTGGACTCAAGCAGAGATTGTTCTTTCACTTCCAAATACTGAAGGTAGTTTATATCCCATCATTGATTACCAGAGTGATTCTCCAAACATTTACATTGATAATGTAACAAGGTCCATGAGAAGTGATGTCATGTTACCGGCAACATTTATCAATACTATTCTGGAGAAGATCATTGAAGGAATTGGGTATACTCTTACCAATGAGATTGCTGATGATACAGTTAACATGATTGTTTCAAATAGTGGATTGCCCATGATAAGAAACAAAGATGGAAGGAGATATGAATCTACCTTCAGTGCATCAGTTGATATCTTAGGAAATACACCAATGCCAAATTCACCGGTGTTATCTTATGGATATTGGATTGGATTTGATACAGTAAATAATGCTGATAATAACTATGGCAATTATTGGGAGCATGGAAACTTTCTTCCATTTGCATTTGGTGGTGGAACCAATATCTTTTTGAGATTTGCCGAAAGAGTTAGATTCACTTTGCAGTATGATTTAACTTTTGCAGGATTAGGTTATGATGATTCACTGATCATATTTCTTACCACAAATTTCTCAGCAATTATTGACTCTTCATTAAGAACTGATCTGAATACTCAAGAGATTCATTTCTCTTCCACCACAACAGATTTTAATGCACAAGGAGAATTCACATTTGAAACAGATTACAATAATACCTGGCTGTCTAATTTTGATGATCAGAATTGTCTGATGATGTTTTGCATTATTCCTTTAACTCTTAGGGCCGGATCATTTATCAAGGTGAAAGATGTTACTGTTTTGGAGGATGGAGTATTGAAATATGTTGATAGCTATCAGCAGATGAATTATTGCACAGTTGCACAGTTACTTCCAGACATGACTCAAGCAGATTTCTTGAAATCATATCTACAGCAATTCTGTTTGGTTCCTGTTAAAGATGATATCAATAATGTTGTATCATTAAAAAAATTCAGTGATCTTCTTGGCAATGTTTACCAGGCGAAGGATTGGAGCAACAAACTTGATTATACATTTGATCCAGAGACCAAATATGTCAATGATGCTTATGCTCAGAATTCATGGTTAAGATATACGCAGGATTCCAATCTAATTAAACCGGTAGGAACGGATTATGCAATCCAGGTTAACAACAAGAATCTTGAGTTTGAAAAAGACATCATAACCATTCCATTTGCAGGAACATCCACAGTTGAAAGGTTGATTGATAACAACATCTGCCAGGTTGCATTGTATAAAGAAGGTAAGATGGATATGGATAGAGTTGCCAGGTTATTAAATGTTGATAGAAAAACCATTGGGGGAAATTTAACTCTTACCGATCTGACTAATACAGATGTTATCTCTGATCCATTACCGGTTCCATATTTTATTGATAGTGCACAGACATTCAATCTTGGATTTGCTGATAACATAGTTGAAAATTATTTTACTCTGATTACTCAAATCATGCAGGGAGTTAAGATTTCAACTGTATATGTTAGATTGACTGCATCAGATATATCTGTTATTGATTTCTCCATCCCAATTTGGATTGATAAATATGAAGCATACTTCTATATCAGTTCAATCAAGGGATTCACTTATACTGAGAATAGAAGCACAATGGTTGAACTTGTTAAATTAAATATCAATGGCTGAGCAGAAAGAAGAATTAATCATTGAAATCAATGTTACTAAAAGCATTGAGCAACTTGGCGTGATGAGACAATCTTTAGATGAGTTGATTGCTCAGAGAGAAGAGTTAAGTGAGAAGAGTAAGGCCGGTGATCTTGCATCTACCAAAGCATTGGAGATGTTGAATTCTACAATTAGGAATCAGCAATTAGAATACAAAGCTACACAGAGAGTTTTGGATGGTTATGTCCAGAGCAAAAAGAAGGAAGCAGATACAATTAATTTTGCAAATAATTCTATCAATCAAAATAAAGCATTACTCAAGCAGTTGACAGCACAGTATAATGATCTGAAGAATCCAAGCAAAGAAGCAACTGAAAAAATCAGAACATTATCAGATGCATTAAAACAACAAGAATCTGCTGTTGGAAATAATACCAGGAATGTAGGTAATTACAAGGAAGCACTTACCGGTGCATTTAAAGAATTAAAAGGATTTGGAGCAGTGATTGATCCCATTAAAAATATGGGATTAGCATTTGAAACTGCCGGTGGTGGAGTAAAGGGATTTGGAGTTGCATTACTTGCAACAGGATTACCAATCTTCATCATGGCCATGAATTCTTTAATAGATGTTTTCAAGAGTTTCAAACCAATAGCTGAAGGAGTGGAGAATGTAATGACAGGATTGTCAACTGCATTTAAAGCAATTGTATCTGGTGGTGATATCGGAAAGATGGTTGAAGCTAATCAAGCATTATTAGATGTCATGCGAGATTTAGAAGATACTCAAGGTGCATTCAATATCATGCAGGAGAAATCTAATACAGAGATACAGAGATTAATTGTATCAAGTAAAGACAGAACTAAATCAGACAAAGAAAGATTGGCATTGTTAAAACAGGCCAATGATCTTGAGAAGAAGATGTTTGATGAAGGAAAGCAAAGAGTAGATGATGAAGTAAGAGCAAGAGCAAAGAAGTTAATTGAAGATAATAAGATATCTCAACAGGAGTATCAGTTGCTTGTATATGGAACGAATCAACAATCCTTAGAACTACAGAAAAGATTAAGTGCAACTGCTTCCTTTAGCGAAAAAGAATTGAAACTTCTTCAAGACAAAATAAAAGAGAGATCAACTTTAGAAGGACAGAGTTCTCTTCTTCAAGAAAAGTTAGCTAACAGGACCAATCAACTGCAAGATGATATGGTAGCTGAACAGCAAAAGATATTGGAGAAGCAGAAAAAGATTGCAGAAGAAAGAAGAAAGCTATACATTGAACGGATAGCAATGGAAGTTAAGTTAGCACAGAATATCTTGCTGATGGATAAATCAATCCAGGAAGCAAAAGATGCTAAAGCTAAAAAAGAGAAAGAAGATTTTGATGCAGAAACCAAAAGGTTAATTGATGCTGAAGTTAAACAAGCACAGATCAGAGCAAAAAGAATCGGATCAGTTGAAGCACAAGTTGATGCTGAAATCATGGCAAGACATGCACTGCTTGATAATGAAAAATTGAATTCTGTTGAGAGAGAGAATATCATCATGGAAAGTGAAGATAGGATCAAGGAGATCAAGAAGAAATCTGGAGAAGAACAATTAGCATTACAAAAGAAACAGACAAAGGATGCAACAACAATAGTATCTGCATTAGCTACACAATCAATCCAGGTTCTTTCAGAGATCGGATCAATACTTGAAGCAGATATCAAAGAGAAACAGACAAACTTAGATGAAGCATTAGCCAATGGTTCTATTAGTCAGAAGAAATATGCAGAAGAATCAAGAAAGCTAAAGAAGAAACAATTTGAAGAAACAAAAGCAATTGCATTAGTATCTGCCATCATGCAGGGAGTTAATGCAGTTATATCTGCTTATAATTCTGGAGTTGCAATTCCTGTTGTTGGTGCAGTTACCGGTCCAATATTTGCAGGATTAGCAGGAGCATTCTCAGCAATACAGATTGGCATGATTGCAAACCAACAACCACCATCAAATTTTGCAAAGGGAGTTATCGGATTAGATGGAGATGGAACAGAAACAAGTGATAGCATACCGGCAAGATTAAGTAAAGGAGAATCCGTTATCACTGCTAAAGCAACAAAACAGTTTCATAGGGAATTAGCTTGGATGGAACAGATGGTGGGAAATAAACCTAACTATCAATTCGGTCAAGGTAATTTTGCTAATGGAATAATTGGTGATGGTGGATATGTTGCAAGAGATACGGTAAAGAATGCAGATCAATCACTAATCATGAGTGAAGCTATCAGACAGGGATTCAAGGATATTCCGGTCCCAACATTATCCATTGTTGAATTCCAGAATAAAGTTAACTCCAGAAATAGAAGCATTAATATTTCCGAAGCATAGGAATTTGTCTTATCTCCAGGTTCTGATTGGATAACCACAGAGCAAAGAATCTCTCATAGAATACTGCCGGTGTTCTTGGTGCATCCTTTGGTGATACATGGAATCGGTAATCAAATCCATATTTATTGTGGAAGTGGTTGAATGTTTTTCTGAAGAAGGATTGAAACTCCATAAACTTTTCTTTGGAGATAATGTATTGATTTGCCAATGCTCCAATACCGGTAGATTTTAATCCTGTATACTCAGACAATTCATCTAAATACTTCTGAATGCCATGATGATCTTTGCAGGATTTGGAATACCAATTCTTTTCCATCCATCCAACATAAACAACATTAGGAGAAAAAGTAAGTGATGGTAATTGATCCAATTGAATAAGATGTTTGCATTTATCCTTCCATCTCCAGGTAACAATTCCAAGATAATCTGCATCAATATTCTTAGCAATATCTGAAAGGTATAATCGGTGCTCAGATATTCTATTATCTTGTATCTTTACCGGTAATGAAGATAAATCAACTTTAACTATATGATCAAGATCGGTTACTTTAAAATTTGATTGGCTAACACAGGCCATCATCAACTTCATTCTTGGATCAATAATCTTCTTTGCAATTCTTCTTGCATTGTCAAAATCTGTAATGATCTGATTTCTGTTCTTAGTGTATTGACTGCCCATTCCACCATC